GATGCGCAGATCCTGGAGCAGGTCAATGATACCCGCAACGAGATCATCACTGGAGCCGCAAGCGCCAGTTGGATGATGCAATTTGCAAGGTCAATACGGAACTTTTTCAGTGGCCCAGCATCAAACCAATCCAATGGCAACCGGGACAAAGTACTCATTATTGAGTGCTGGGCCAAGGATTACACCCAAGGGCCGGACGGCGATCTCTATCCTGGGAAAATCCGGTGCGTGACCGTGTGCAACGCCGGAACGTTGGTGCTCTCTGATCGCCCCAACCCTTCCATCAACGACAAGATGGAACGTAAAGAAGCTGCCAAGACGTGGTTGTACGATAAATATCCTTTTTCACTGGCAGTCAGCAACATAGACCCTGGGAGTATATGGGGTTCCAGCGACTACGACCAACTGGCTAGCCTCCAGATGGAGATCAATAAGTGTTTGTCCCAGTTGACCTACCATAAGGACCAAGCGGCCAGGCCCCGCATCATCAATCCGCTCGATTCTGGGGTGCCAAACATTGCCTTCAGCAACAGCTTGGGGATCGTCAACCCTGTGTCGGCCGCTATGGGCAATGGCATCAGGTACATGGAGTTCCCGAACAATACCCAGGACATTCAGACCGTCATGGGCATCTATAAGGAGCTTCTGCTTCAAATCGCGGCCACCTTCGACCTGGAACGCGGCGACACGCCGGGGCAAAGCGTTATTGCCTACAAGGCGTTGGCCGCCCTGATTGAGCAGGCATCCACGATGATGGCCGGTAAAATCCGGCACTACTCGCGCCTCATTCGCGACCGGGGCCGCATGTTTTTGAGCCACGTGCAGAACTGGTACACCGAAGATCGGTGGATCAGTTTTTCCGACTCGGACGGCCGCACCACGCCGATGAGCATCAACGGCAAGATGATGCGCGTCCCCGCCCGCCTGACCGTCGTCAATGGCTCTACCATGCCGGTGAGCAAAATCCAGCAGCGCGAAGAGGCCCTGGAGCTCTACAAAGAGCAGGCCATTGACCGGCAAGACCTCCTGGAAAAACTCGAATATCCCAACGCCCGCGAGATCGCTTCTCGTATGGCCGCTGGACCTGCTGGCCAGGCGGTGCAGAACCTTGTGGCCGCCGGCATCCTCCCGGCCGAAGCTGCCGACCAGGCCGCCCAAGTCGCGGCCATGGACCCGAAGGACGTGGCCAAGGCCGTGGAGTCCGGCGAGATCAAGCCGTCCGTTCCGGCCGGTCAGCAGCAGCCCCAAGGCCCGACACCCGAAGAGCAGGCCGCCGCTCAGGCGCAAGCTCTCGAGCTCCAAAAGGGCCAGGCCGAGATTCAAAAAATGCAGGCCGAGACCCAAGAGATCCAAGCCAATATTCAGAAGATCGGTGCCGAAATGCAGGCGCTCACGGCCAAGGCCGGGGTGCACCAAGCCGAAGCGGGAAAGATTGCCACAGACACCTCTTTGGCGACTCAACGCGAGCAGCGCGAGACGGCCGACGTCGCCCAGAAGATGCAGCATGACCAGGAGGTCCACCAACTGGGCATGGTCAAGGCCGTCGGCGAACTCAAGCGCGATGCCGAGTCCCACCGCCACAAAATGAACATGGATCAACTCGAGGCCGGTCGCCGGGCAATCGAGACCGATACCAAGGCGCGCGCCGCTGCAGTGGCCGAAACGCCGCCGCCCCCCGTGTCGCCGTCCGAGGAACCCCAACCCGCCACGCCGCTCCCGAGCGGCCCCCAGGGAGGCATCGATGCCGCTTTATGATTTCGCGTGCCCGAACTGTGGCCGCGTGACCGAAATCCTCGCGCCCATGGACCAACAGGTCGCCGCGTGTCCGGACTGCCATTCCGAGGCGCACCGCATCATTTCCAGCCGTAGCGCCTACCGGGACGAAGCTGGGTGGGTGGCTTCCTGCGTTGTGGGCTTCGACCCCGACGACGTCCGCCCCGAGGTGCGCGCCTACCTGGCGAACCCGGCCGACCGGCAAGCCCTCTCTCGGGCCATGCGCGCCGCCGGCATCCGGCACATGGATTACGGCGAGCATGAGCAAATCAAGCGGGACCAGGCGGCCACGCAGGCAGCGACCCGGACCGCCATTCAAAAAGAAACCATGGAGCGATTCAAGGCCCGTCACGGCCTGTAACCCATAAAGGAGTGATCCAAATGCCTGACATGTTTTCCACTGTTCCCGGTGACATGGGTGGCGGTGGCGGGCCAGCCCTGCCGGCTGCAGACGTCACGCCACAGTCGGAGCCGGAGGTTGCCCAGCCGTCCAAGTCCGGCGAGGCCGCTGCGCTTTTGCCTACCAACGACAAGAGCGACCCGGGCAAGGGCGGAGCGCCGGCGCAAGCCACAGACCAGTCGGCGGCTACATCCACCGAACCTCCCGCGCCGGCTGCCTCTGTGCCGCCCCCTACACCCGCCGGACCATCTCCTGAGGTCCAAGCCCTCAAGGGACAGGTGCAGCAGCTCACAAACCTGCTCGGCACGCTGATGAATCAGCAGACGACACCGGCCGCGCCCGCCGCTCCCGTCCGGGACTTCGCCCAAGAGAAAGCTGTTTTGGATGATGCGCTGAAGGCTGAAAAGATCGACATCGCCACCTATTCGACGAAGGTCGGTCAACTCGCCATGGAGCAGGCCACAGCTGAAGCGAAGGCTGCGTCGAGCGCAGGGAATGCCACAACCATCCAGCAAGTTCAGGCCGAACTCAAAAAGGCCTCCGACGCCGCTGCCTGGAAGGCTATGTGCGAGGCAAACCCGGGGCTGGCGGACTTCGCTCAGACGCCCGAGTTCGCTGCCATCAAGGCACAGAACCCTCTTCATGATCCCCTGTCGGCCTATCTGTCGAACCAGCTCGTCGAGGCCAAGGCCGCTACCGAGAAGGCTGTCAAGGAAGCCGTGGCGGCCAAGGAAAAGGAGATGGTGGAAAACATCAAAGCCAAGGGCAATGCGGCTGTGCTTGGCAACCCCGGAGGCCAAAAGCCGGCCGGGGTCGATTTTGCCGCCATGCTCAAGGAACCGGACAAATACGGCGGGTTGGCCGCCGTGCAAGCGGCCAAACTCAAGGCCCTGCGCGCCGACGCGTAAAGGAGAATCGACATGCTCAGCTTTGCCGAACTCGACTCCATCACCAACGACTATTTCATGGCCAAAGGCGGGCAGGCCGTGGACATCTATTTTCGGACGTCCTACCTGCTCGATCTCCTCATGAACAAGAAACGCGGCATCTTCATCCGGCCCTCTGGCGGTGAAAAGATCCGCGTGCCCCTCAACTACTCCGACGCCGAGGGCGGATTTTTCACCCGATCCGATCCGCTTTCCTCGGACGATCGCGAGTCCATCAACGCGGCGTTCTTCCATTGGAAGCACGCCTACGGCAACGCCACTGTCTATGTGACCGACGAACTCCAGAGCAACGGCGATCTGGCCGCCATCCAGTTCGTCAACCAGAAGATCGAAAACGCGCAGAAAACCTGCGCCAATTGGTTGGCCAAGTATCTGTATGCCGACGTGACCGACGGCGCCCCGGCGCTCACCGGTCTGGGTTCGCTGGTCTCGACCGATACCAGCCGTACCTACGGTGGCATCGCCGAGGATGATCTTGTCGCCGCCGATGGCACCAAGCCGTGGCACGCCGTTTTCGACACCTCCGCTGCCACCCTGACGCCGGCTATCCTGTCGGCCTTGCGATCTGCGGCCAAGCTCGGAGATGGCCCCGACGGCAAGCCGGACAACATCACCACCACGGAAGCCCTGTTCAATTCCGTGGCCCAGGTTCTCGAAATTCAGAACCGTTTCGTCAAGGACGAGGACACGGCCAAGGTCGGGTTCCAGCATCTGGTCTACCAGGGCGCCACCGTGGCCGCTGACGACTTCTGCCCGTCCGGTCATGCCTACGCCATCAACAGCAACTACTTCGGTTTCGCTGTCCATCAGCAGGGCCTTTTCCAGCGTCAGGCTTGGACCGACCTGCCCCCTGGTGGTCCGCTCGGCCGGACCATGAAGATCCTGTGGCATGGCAATACGGTTTGCTCCAACCGCAAGGCCCACGCCGGACATTCCAACCTGTCGTAGCCGGGAGGTGAGACACCATGTCCAAGCCCATCAAGCAGTTTTTCTCTCATGACATCTGTGAAGCCAAGGCCTCGACCCCCGAAGCCCTGGGGACCGTCCGCATCCTTGAAGATGGCCGCCGTTTCCGCCTCGCCAAGGCCGGCGCTTCGGCTCTCTCACCGGGGAAGTTGGCCATGGCTCCGGCCGGGGTGGCCAACCACATGAATCTGACCGGCGCCGCCTGCCCTGTCGGCACAACGCGCATCACCGCTCCCGTGGGGGCGACCGCCGTCACGGAGAAGCAGTATGAGCGCGGGTTCCTTCAGATCGTGGACGGGACCGGCGCCGGCATGCAGTACATGATCCAGTCCCACAACACCTGCCCCGCCTCGGGCGAAGTCCAGGTGGTTTTGGCCGAACCGATCCGGGTGGCCTTGGATGCCACGTCCAAGCTGTCGCTGGCCCCCAACCCCTGGCTTGGCGCCATTGAGACGGCGACCGAAGAAAACGTCCCGCTCGGCGTCACGCCGATTCCGGTCCCGGCCGGCTACTACTATTGGGCACAAACCGCCGGGCCCGCCCTGGCCCTGGTCTCCGGGACGCCGGCGGTGGGCACGCTGCTTGCCCCTGGCCCCGTAGCCGGCTCCCTGGCTGGCGCCAGCACCACCATTGCGACCACCGTTACCCAACCCATCATCGGCAAAAAGGTCACTGCCGCCGGAGTGGATACCAAGTACGGCGCGGTGATGCTGCTTATCGATTAAGGGGGCGCATCATGGCTTTTACCTTCATGAGCAACGGCCTCGATATGACCGGGAACAAACGGTCTGAGACGGGGACATTCACCAATACCGGCACGGGTGGCTCCATCAAAACCGCCCTGACCAAATGCACGTACGCGGAGGCCTCCGGGGCATCAGTCCTGACGTTTTCGGACGGCTCCTTGTCTGTCACGACCAGTAACGCCTCCGGGTTCTGGAAGGTGGAAGGGTACTTCTAATGCCCATTGACGGCACAGGGACCATGCCCCTCCTCACCGGTGCCGGTCTCCGGTCGGCCCATGAGTACACGCTGAACCAAATCGTGCAGATGGTGCAGGATCGGGTAAATAGCCCGAGCCTCACCGAAAGCACAGTGGTGCGGTACCTCAATCAGGGCCTGCAGAAGATCATCACCGAACTCGCGCCAAAACGCGTCTACCTGCCGTCCCTTATCACCACGGCCGAAGTGGAGACGGGGACGGCAACGGACGTGTGTGCACTTCCCGCTGACTGGTTCGGGAAATTGCACGGGGCGTGGGATGTGGCCACGGGGCGGCAGATCAAGGTCATGACCTGGACGGCACTTCAGCGCAGACGAGGCCCCGGCCCCATTCGACACGGGGTGCTTTGCGGCGTGGCCGTCTATGGCGGCCAGCTCCGATACTGGATGGTGCCGAGCGCTCCCCGGCGCATTGTGCTTGAGTACATTCGACAGCCGCATCCATTGGTAGCGCCAACAGACAAGCCCCTTGATCTGCCCCCTGAAATCAGCCTCCAGGTCCTGGTGGATTATGCGTGCGGCGAGGCATTCTCTCTGCTGGAGCAGGACCAGGGCGATCCCCGCGTCCAGACTAATGATTACCGGGGCAAGTTCGCTGACACCCTGGCAAAGCTTGCCGTGGATATTGGCCCCTGGCCGGATGAGGCCGCGCCCATTACCGACGAAATGGGGTGGGGGTGGATGTGATCGCCTTCCCCTTCCGCGCCTGCCTGGGGCTTAACACCGTCGCTGCCCCTGAGGCCTTAGCCTACGATGGTCAGACCGGGGCTTGGGAAGCGGCCCAGCTCGTCAATCTGGACGTGTTGGACGGCGGGAAGCGGCTGCGGACCAGACCAGGGCACAGCCTCGTCGCCTCCGGCGTGTGGCGTGATGCCTACACAGCCCCGAACCGCCGCGTCTACGCCGTTGTGGACGATGTTTTGGTCGAGGTGCTGGCCGATCTCTCCACGCGCTCTCTCGTCGCCCTGACAACTGCCGGCCGCGTCGTCTGGTGCGCTCTCGATGATCTCGTGTTCTGGACCAACGGCGTCGAGCATGGGCTCATCCAGGATGGCGAGGCTGCGGCCTGGGGCGGCAAGACCTACCCGGTCAAGTCCGAGGCCGGACGTTTTGTCGATCCGGCCGCCGGGCAGGTGTTGGGCGCAGGGTTCGGGCGCGTCTGGATCGGACGCGGCAACGTGCTCAACTATACGGCCGGGGCCGGGGGCTGGCATTTCGAGGAAGACGGCTACAACGGCATTGATTTCTCCAGTACCATCACCATGATCCGAGCGGTCGATGACGGCCTTTACGTCGGCACTGATGTCGGCACGTACTTCCTGGCCGGTACTGATCCGTCGAAGATGCAACTCACCCTGGCCAGCCCTGATCCGGTTCCGGCGCAAGGCACAGACGTCGCCATTCGTTCCGACGAAATTACTCAAAAATACAACCCGGCCGGCGCGGTCATCTGGACGTCCACGCGTGGCGTCGTCTTTGGCCTCTCCGGCGGGATCGTTTTGCAACCCACAAAAGACAGGGTGGCGCTCGACGCGTCGGCATCCCGAGGGGCGGCTGTGCTCCTGGGGCGTCGGTATGTCGTGGTGCTGCATCCATAAGGAGGGCGCTATGGCGCTTCGCGTTTCCACCGGTCTTCGCAATGCCATGATGGCCACGGGATCGCTCCAGGACACCATGGTTAATGGCGTGTTGTGCATTTACTCCGGCACGCAACCAACTACCGCCGACGATGCTGAGTCTGGTACGCTCCTGTGCAAGATCACCGTTTCGTCCGGGACGTTCGCCGCCGGGACTGCCACCAACGGCATCAATATGGCTACGGCCGCCACGTCCGGGACGTTGCCCAAGTCCACGTCGGAAGTCTGGTCCGGCGTCAACGTCGCGACCGGCACCGCCGGGTACTATCGTTACTACGACAATACCTACACCACGGGCGCTTCGACCACGGCCAATCGTATTGACGGCGCAATTGCGACGTCCGGGGCCCAGCTCAACATGAGTTCCACGTCGCTGACATCCGGGGCCACCCTGACCCTGGATTCGTTCACGTTGACGCTGCCGGCGGCCTAACCGGGCCATACGAGAGGGCTCACGCCATGGACGATTCGAACGATCCGAACCTGCATCTCCCCGGTGGCATGGGACTGATAAAGTTCCCGCCCGTAGTGCGCTGGCATCTGTTCGGGGATGAACAGGCGGCGGATCAGCTCCGTGGCGTGGGCTCTCAACTTATGGCCCAGCTGGACCGGGGCAACGTCAACAACCTCAATCAATGTAGCGCCGTCCGTCAGTACGACGACGGACGCAAGGTTGAGGTCGTCAAATGTTATAATTTCTACGACATCAACATCACATGTCCTGTTAAAAAGGGAAAGACATTCGAGGAAGCTCCGCAGCTGGTCCCGCAGTTGGAGAAAGGCCAGTTCTACTGGGTGCCTGGGTGTAAGGCGAGATATGATGGAGTGGATGGAGGAGCCAATTGCATCCCAGACGGGAAATTAGCCGGTGAGATGATTGCCGACTTAAGAGGGAGCGATGATACCAAATCGACGCAACAATGGCTCAGCCGTAAAGACGCAGGGTTGCCTAGTTGTGGTATTTCTGCTGGAGGTATTGTTGCTCGGAACTATGGTGTTTTTGTCCTCCCCGGAGACGCAACGACAACGGAAGGGTTAAAAGCTGCATCTGGTCTGCATGTAACAACCGACCATATCCCGATGTCCGGATCATTTTCTATTTCATGCGTTGCACGACTAAACAAAAAACTGGAATATGACTATTCATTTTCAGATAAAACAGATGAGTTGAATTGTGGATATACCGTATGGAACCCCATAAAACCACGCGTATTAAGTTCGCCAGATGGGAAGAATTGGGCTTCTTTGTGTCCTGGCAGCATATCCCCGTTGATAGGGAGTCTGATCCCTTCGCGCTTTTCATCGCATTACGCAAATTTTACATATCCATGGCCAGTATATAATACAAATTTTGTATCAAATGAAATTAAATACTTAGGTTTTCGTGAGATAGGTACTATCTGCAGCGATGAACCACTTCTCATTTCCGACTATGCGTCGAGTTCTCCATATTGGGACAAAATCGAAACCGGCACATTAGAAACATTAGACGGTGAATTTATTGATTCATGGGATGAAAACACTGACATTAATAACAGCGCTCCCTACGCTTCGTATTGTAAATTTAAGATTAATGGTGATCACAAACAAAAGGTTGGGACACGAGCTGTCGCAACAAGTGGTAGCGACGAGAAAAGGTACGCTACTGTTGTTAGTGTTAAAGAAGAACTCGATAGTGATGGGTCTGTAAAAGACGTCATATTAACTTTAAAAGACTATCAATATAAACTTTATATAAACAATTTTTCTACCAGCATTACGTTTGGAGACCAACCTTTCCCCGTCTGCCACCCGCAAGGGTATATGATTGGGATAAATTATATTGGGTTATTTTGGTTTAATGGGAATCGCATTTTAGCGGGAAAGATTTGCGATTTTGAATCAGAGTATCAATATAATGCTGTGATGTCTGACGAATTGGAGCTTGGCGCATGGTATCATATCTGTATGACGTATCAGCAGGACGATTCTAATAACACTGACTTAGGCGAGACAAAACTATATGTAACAAAACTAGGCGACAATACAATAAATATCAAATCTGGGATGCAATCTACTGGAGAATTTTATAATTATAGCGATACCGGGGTTGATGTCACTATCTCGTCAGGCCTTTCGGATTGGAACTATGCGCCATCAAAAGATAGCCAGCTCAGTGATTGGGTAAGTGCGTGGACGTTTTCTTCAGTCATGGATATCGGTTTACCTCGTTTTTATCACCGCACGCTCTCAATAGCAGAGGCACAACTTCTCACACAAGAAGTTTTTAATGGTGTTTTTGTGGCTGACGATTTTGAAGCAAACATTTTAATGGGCCTTGGGTTCCATCCAATCATGGCTACATCATGACATGTTTACGTAGTAGTGCCTATCCTCTTAGATTCCCGATTCGATTTGTTGGTTGGCCCACCGCAATACGCATGACGTGCGGCAAACTTATTTCGGCTCCATACAGTTATGGAAGCCGTGTAATTTTGCACGAAACACCGAAGTCAGGAATCCCTGATGGCGAATATACCATCGGAGAATCTATCCCTAATTGTTTTAAATCATATAGTGATACAGGCAGCGATAATACATTTAACCTTCTGTTGGCATTTGATGGATATGGTTGGTTTTACACTGCGTCATATTATGATTATTGGATATTAGAGGTACAAAAAAGAACAATAATAGTAAGCAATGGAATAAAATTTTACCCGATTTATGATACATGGTACACACAAATACCAAAAACAACTGATCTGTCTTCAGGTGCTGATACATTTAATATATATGCTACATATATAGATCAAGGCATTGACAACGCAGCGACAACTACAATTTCAGGCGAATTATACTTTAATGGGATATCTTGTGTCGGCATAGCTACTGGCGGTGTTGAAATAACAACAGGTGTAAACGAGTAGCATAATGTCCGTTACTGTAAAAACATATATCTCCCAGGATGGGCAGGTCGTCACAGCGTGTGGCGACGTGTCCTCCCGCTATTTTTACGAAACATATATTGCGGTCTATAGGCCATTCGACGCACTCGGGAGTGTCCCCGACGATACGGGCGGACAAACCAATCTCGAGGATACGATTTATTCTCTGGAAGCGTACTCCGAGACCGTTTCTGGTGCAGGAGTTGGTGTATTCCCTCTTTTCGAGGGCAGCGGCACCGGTACTTCCGGCAGCGTCGGCACTGGCACTTTGCCAACAGTGCTTGGCGACGGTACGGCCGACTGGGCCCTGTTCGGTATGGCCGATCTGCCTGCCCTGACCGGCGACGGCACCACGGATGGTTACCGCCCTGCCTGGGGCGAAGGTGCGCTGCCTGCCCTGGTCGGCTCCGGGGCCGGGCATGTGCTCATCGAGTCGGTGGGGTTACTTCCCCCGATGTTTGGCACCGGCTACTGCGGTGCGACTGCCGAAGCAAATATCCCGGCTGTGACCGGCTACGCGTTGGATGGCTCCTTCAACGTCACTGCCTCGGGCGCGGGCATTATTCCGGCGGCTACCGGCGAAGCCTATGTCTGCGGCATCGACAAGCCTCTTACCAACGGGGCCACTTCCGCCGCCGTTGTCAATCTGCTCCAGCAGGGGAGCACGCCCCTAGACGACGCTGCCACAGCCATTTGCTCGGGCCTGACCAGCGATGATGCTAAGGCTCGTGCCGTAGTCCGGTATGTCGCCAACCATACCACCTACACTTCGGACGAGTCCGCCGGCATCGGGGATCGCTGGACCTGCGCCCTGGCCACCTACCAGCGACGTTACGGCGATTGCGAGGATGGAGCCATCCTGGAACACTCCCTGCTTCTCGCGGCGGGAGTCAACCCGAATCGGCTCCGTACGGCGTTTGGGACGGTGTTAACGTCAGGACTGGTCGCCGCTGGCCACGCGTGGTTGATGTACCGCCGGCAGACGGACGAGGAATGGATACCTCTCGACTGGACGCAAGGAGCTTCTGCCTACACCGGGCCGCTGGCGAACATCAAACGCCAGTGTGATCTATCCGACAGCTATACCAAAATCTCCTACATCCTGACCGATGAAGCCTTCTATGCGGTCAACGATTTCAACTACATCGCCAATCTGACAACAAATCGGGCGACGGGTGACGGGACAATTCCGGCTCTAGCGTGCTCCGCTTCTTCCGGCCCCCACGCGACCGGAGCGGCCTCCCTGGTGGCCCTGGTTGGAAATGGGCAACGAGGGGCGATTGCCGGAGGCAATCTGGCGGCCTTGGCTGGCACAGGAGCAGCCCAACAGTTGGGCGTGGCCTGGGGAGTGGCCTCCCTCACGGCTCTGTCTGGAGGTGGCGCGACTGGGGCCATCGGAGAAGGATCGCTTCTCACTTTGGACGGCACGGGACAATGCGGTTTTTCTGCCAGTGGCAAAGCGAATTTCCCGGCCATTGCCGGCGATGGCGCAGCGTCCATCGTCCTCGTTGGGCGTGGTGCTGCCAACCTCCCGACTCTTGCAGGCGCAGGCGTCGTCCTTGCCGGAGCGGCTTCCCTCGGCAGCACTGGAATGCTTCCAGCCCTCACCGGCACCGGCCGGGCCAAGCAAGGGCCCATCGGCCACGGTGTGGCAAATCTGCCACGACTCGCTGGCATAGGGCACGCCCGCATCGTGTTCGCTGCGGTTGCAGCGGGAGAACTCCGGCCTCTGGTCGGTCAAGGCCACGCCGACAACTCCGCAGCCTGGACCGGCATCCTTACATATAATCCCACGAGGTGGGCATGAGCTCGACGCTTGGCCTTTCCCTGGCCCTGGACTCCACGGCCGTGTCCCAATACGCGGCCCTGCCCTTCACATCTTTCCTGACCATCGGAGGCAAGGTCTACGGCACGACGCCGGACGGCCTCTATCTCATCGAGGGAGACACGGCGGCCATGTGGCAGGTGTCGCTGCCTATGACTGATGCCGGAGCAACCCAATACAAGCGGGTCCGTTCCATCACCGTCTCGGGGCCGAACACCGCCAATGTCGAGGCCTCTGTCCTTTACGATTCCGGCCAGGAACCGACCATAGGCGGCCAACAGCCCGGCGGCCGGTTCTACGTCGGCCGGGATGGGGCCGGGCGTGCATTTCAGATCACCTTGGCCGGCACGGGGCCGGCGGAAATGACGAGCATCACGGCTGATGTGATGTTGCTCGGCAATAAGGCGAGGGGGTAGCATGTCTACTAACACTACGGCATCCGTAGCCGATGACTCCGGTGCCTATGGGCAGGTTGTTTCGATCCAATCCACGTCGTCATCCCTCCGCGAGACGATGCTGAATTTGGTGACATCGGCTACCTCATCTTTGGCCAATTCGGCCGTCATCGAGCCGATCTCATTCTCTACCCAGACCACGCCGACTGCACCGACGCTCACTTCGGCCCCGGCCGCACCAAGCCTGCCTGAGATCGGAGATATCTCTACCCCGACGGCGCCGACCGCACCGACACTGGAAACGGCGTCGGTTGCCGCCGTGACGGTCCCTACGTTTTCGGTGTCACCGCCGAGCCTCACCTTCCCGACCTTCGACGACATCACCTTCCCGACCTCACCTGGGGAGGCCCCGGCAGTCGAGGATATCGAGATCCCCGACATCGCGGCCTACACGATCCCCGACGCGCCAACGTGGGATGCGATCACCATCCCGACCATGCCGTCCTATATCACTCCCAATTTCGAGGGGACGCGACCTGTGTTGCCAGTCATGGACACGCCCGGGCAGGTGTTCTTCTACGAGGAGGGGCAATTCTCGTCCCCACTATGGGATGCCCTTCAGGCCCAACTTGCCGATGACCTGCTCAATGGCGGTGACGTGTCGGCCATTCTGGAGACAGCCGGGGTGTTCGCCCAGCAAGAGCGATGGATCATCGACGAGCGCGAACGGAAAAAGGAAGAAGTCCGTGCCACGTTTGCGGCCATGGGGTACGCCCGTCTGCCTGGCGCTGCCCTGGCCCAAATACGGCTGGTTGAACTCGACGCCGAAAAGAGCTTGGAATCCTACTACACTCAGGCCACGGCCAAGAAGGCCGATCTGACCGTCCAGAATCGGCAATTCACGATCGAAAAGGCCGTAGGCGCAGTCGTCCAGGTGGCGCTGGAAGTCTGGAACCAATCGAACAACCGCGCCCTGCAGGCCGCTCAGGCATCAGTGGCCGCCACATACCAGGACGTGGACGCCAGGGTGAAACTCTACAACTTGGCTCTGGCGCAGTTTCAGGCCGACGCGGCCCTGTTTGAAGCCAAGATCAAGGCCACCTTGGCCGAGTTGGACGCCTACAAGACGGAGATGGAGGGGGCGCAAATTCAGGGTCAGCTTCGTGACTCCGACGTCAAGGTCTATCTCGGCAAGCTCCAGGCGGTCGGACAGATCGTCGAGATCTACAAGGGCCGGCTCCAGGGCGCGGCCACACAGGCCGAAGTCCAGAAGGCCAGGCTTCAGGCCTACGAAACATCTGTCCAGGCCTACGCCTCCCGCGTCAATGCGGTAACGGCGCAGTTCAATGCAAAGGTCGCCCAAATAACCGGCGAGAAGGCCAAGGCGGAAGTCTACTCCGAGCAGGTCAAGGCGTATGGCGTCCAGGTTGAAGGCGCCAAAACGCAAGCGGAGATCGGCCAGATTCAAGCCGGAATAGTCGCCCAGCGAAACCAGTCCAATGTCCAATTATTTTCCGCTCTGGTGGATCAGTACAAAGCCAACTGGTCCGGTGTGGCTACGCTGGTCGAGAAAGCCAAGGAGCAAAGCGACAACCTCGTCAAGCTGTATGCGTCTGAGGTCCAGGGTGTTGCCTCTGACAACGATTCCAAGACTCGAAAGTACAGCGCCGATACGCAGCTTTTTGCTTCACAACTCGATTCTTCCATCAAGGAAGCCAACCTCCTTTTTGAGCGGTGCAAGGCTATTGCTGAGCTTAACGAGAGAGCGCTATCCGTTATTGCCCAGGTCTCTGGCCAGGGGTTGGCATCCGCCCTTGGGCAGGTACATGGCACCGCGTCCCTGTCGTCGAGCGATAGCACATCGGCCAGTACGAGCACCAGCACGGCAACAACGACGAGCACATCCACAAGCACGAGCACGTCGCATAGTTCTAGTTACAATGAAAACTATAACTACAGCCAATCTGTATCTGTATAGGGAGGGGTATCATGCCGTGGGATCAATCTCTATTTAATGAAATAGCGAGGCGTAGAAGTGATACCCTGGCACAGAATGCCAATACTGCCGCCCAAGACGTCGCGCAGAAGCCGTTGATTCAACAGGCGGCCGACGATGCCGCCCAGCGTCGGGCACAACTTGCGGCCGACACGTCGTTGCAGACGACGGGCATGAACAACCAGAACGCCCTGGCCGTAACAGGGGCGCAGGGCCAAAATGCCCTGGCAACCACCGACCTCCAGAACGTCGGGGCGAATTACAGGGCGAACCTTGGAGCGAACACGCAAACCAATATCGCCGGAATGGAAGACGCGACCAGACGGTCGCAATTGGCGCAGCAGGGTTTGCAGTTCGGCCAGGCGTTGGGGCTGGATACTGCGAAGGCTCAAGAGTCGGCCATCCAGGGCAGGGCTACACTTGGAGTGCCCGAACAAGGCCCTCCGGTGCTTAACTCCAAAACAGGTCAGATGGAACAGTGGACCAAGCGGCCAGCCATCACCGGGCTGGCACCGTCGCCGCTGAATAGCCTGGGCGGGAATGCATCATCTCCGCTGGGCACGGAGACGGACGATTCCTTGCGGAAACTGCGGGAGCAACTTTCTCAGGGGAACCAGTAGCCATGCCTGATTACACCCTCGATGAAGTCAACGCCGAGATCGCCCGGCGCGAGGCGGCCAGAACCGGCGGCTTGGTTCCGGCCAACGGATTGGCCCCCACACCGACAGCGCCAGACGTTCGGGCTCAGGGGAGCGCTCAGGTGGATGCCCCCCCTGAGAACCCGAGAACTGGAGGTTTTTGGTCGAACGTCAGCGGCTCTTACTCTACGGGCGCGACTCAAGGCATCAATGACGAGACTGCCGCGCTTTACAAGCTTATGGGGGCAAGGGCTACGGGGGCGACACAGAAGACGTTTGTCGATCCCCTGGAACATCGATCTGCCATAGCGCGTGCGGAGTATAATAAAATCAGAGGCGACCTGGGGACATGGAGCCCAGAAGGGATCGCCTATGATGTTGCCAATTCGATTGGCCAAGTGTCCGGCGCTCTTCCCGTGGACCTTTTTCTGGGCAAGGCTGCTAAGGGCCTCGTTGGCCTGTCTGATGCGGCTGTAAAATATGCCCCCGAAGCCGCCGATAGCGTCATGTCGATGTTCAAGGCCATTCCTGATTTTGCCCTTGGTTCCGGTATCCGTAAGGTTGGGGAGAAAGAGAGCATTACGGGCCTCCCACAAGGCATTGCCGAAGGTCTCGCCATGGAGAAGACGGGCGAAATCGGCAAGAATATGTCGTTCGCCCCCCGGATAGCCACACAGGTCGGGGCGCAGGGAGCGCTTGGCGCCGGCATGACCGCAGCCGGAACCCTGGCCGACAAAGGCAGACTTCCTACTGGGGAAGAGCTTGCCCAAGGTGCCACAACCAATGCCGCTATGGCCCTCCCCTTTTCGGCCATTCCCGAGCGCATGGGCACCAAGCGCGACCTGCCGCCGTCCATGCGAAAGCAATTTGAGACGCAAATTTCCGACCTCGTGGCCAAGGACAAACTTTCTGCGCTGCCTGACGACACCCTGGGCCAATTGAAGGACACTGCCGGCAAGATTGCCGAGTACGATCCTGACAATAAGACCATCCTCAATGGCCTCCTTGAGATCGACCAGGAGCAGAAGCGACGAGCAGGCTTTGAGCCAGAGCCAAGTCAAGCCGAAGCCATGGACGCCGCAAGCAAGCCCGATCAGCCTATTCAGGGGCCATATTCCCGAGAGGAATTGGCCGGACTCGCTACGGGGAACCTGGATGCTCAAGACCGGTTGATGGATATCGCTGACTCCTATGGCATCAAGGAACCGCACAAGATGGAGGCAGGGGCGCTCCTCGACGCCATCGACAAGGCGGAATCCGATCGACAGGCCGAAGCACAACGGCAAGCCGACATCGCGGCCCAGGCCGAGCAAGCGCGCAAGGACATTCTGGCGGCCCAAGACGAAGCCGGTCGTATGGATGCCATTAAGCGATTCGAGGACGCCACCCGAGCATTGGCACAAGCGCCGGCGTTGCCAGCCGGGCAGGGGTTCGACCTTGTGCCGCATGAAGAGCGCCGGGACGTGCAGGGTGGTCGGGCCATGCAGGAGGAGCAGCTTGCTGCCCTGAATCGGACGCCGGCATTGCCCCAGGGCCAGGGCTTTGAGCTTGTGGGGGGGCCGAAGCCATACACCCAAGCCGAAGCCGAAAGCATGGAGCGGCTGGCTCAAGAAGGGAACGCAGCGGCTGCGAATGCCGAATTGCCTACGGCTCAAGACATCGCCGATCTGGAAGCCGGCAGGGACAAGCCCGAAGAGCAGATCGTCCGGGAGTATCAAGAGGCGCGGCAACACAGCGCAGACGCCGAATACGGCAAATCGCTTTCTTCGTTATGGGACTTCCTCCGTGGTCGTGTGGATGCCAAGTCGATTTCCGATCACTACGGCTCTGCCGTCCTGGAAAACTTGCGTGGCAAGGCCCCTCGTGATCTTTTCCGATCCCGCGAGAACGGTGGTGTCGGCTGGGATAAGTTGGAACAGGAAGCTAGGTCGCAGGGCTTAATCGCCCCGGATTCCGATTTGCTGGACGTGCTCCAAGGGAACGTCACCAACCGAGAGCAGGCCCAGCGCGACCGCATCAGCGGAGTCAATGAGGTTTGGCAACAGGGCAACACGGCCCAGGTCGCACCAGAAGGACCGCATCCCGAAGACAACGAATTCATCCCGGTCAACTCGGACGGGAGCATTCGGGATGGTGTTTTTTTCGACCAAGCCCCACGCATGGCTCGCCAGCAAGGAGACCAGAATGCCAGCACAGTACGAAGCGATCAGGGACAAACTCCGGGCGCAGGGGCTGCCGATGCAACAGGCGCAGGGCGAGGCGGCAGCGATTTACAACCGCCATCACCCGAAGGAGCCGGTGGGGGCGAACTCGGACAACGGTCAGGAGATCAGGGAGCACAGGGCGAAGCTCGCCAACAAGTAGAGACGCCAGAGGCTCTGGCACAACGGCTTGGCATTCCGGCCACTCCGGAATTCCTGGGCGCAATCAAGGCGTATCAGGAGATCACGGGAGAAAGGCCGATCGCGCGGGAGACTGTCCCCCAAGAACAAGCGCCGACACAAGAGGTTCCCCGTCCCGCTACCATCCCAGAAGTTCCGTCTTCTGAGAATGTACCCCCTACCCTGACGGCCCCTCTCGGCAAGGACGGCAAGCCCTTGTTCGAGCCCATTGCGATCGCGCCGTTCAAGCCAGGTGGTGTGGCGGACGTCTCGCGGCCCAGCGTAGCCGTTAAGAGCCCTGACATGGTTCCCCTCTCCGCCGGGCCCAATCTAGATATGGGGCCGCAAGGACAACAGGGGAACGCCGACACGGCAGCCGTTTCCGACGCCTTGACACCTCTTCGCGTCGAGCTGCCGGAAATGGTCCGCATGACCCGCGACCTTATCGCCAAGAACCCGGTCATTAAGAGCAAGCTGTCCGCAGCCGAAGCCCGCGGCCTTTTCCATGCCAATCCTGGCAACCCAGGCATTGAGTTGCGTTCCGACATCTTCATCGGTCCCCAACTGGCCGAGGTCAGGACCAAGGCACCTTTGGACCAGGCGAAGCCGGCCTTGATTGACACTCTGGCCCAGGCTCACAATATCCCGACAAATGCGATCCAGGTAAAAGCATCTCCAGACCAAAACGGCTGGACGCGCCTTCGGGCTTATCAATCCGATCCCGAATTTTCCGGCCAAGTATTGGCGCATGAGATCGGCCACCTCGTCGATTTCCTTCCGGACCAGACCATGGCCCGGGGGAACATCCTGGGCCGGCTGGCCAGCCTCAAAAACAACATCAAAACGATGATCGAGGACATGCCGGCCGACATGGCGAACCAGACGCCGGCCAGCCCGGCGGGGGCGCCGCGAACCGGCCTCATCGGAAAGGCGGAAATTACCAATGAGCTGAAAGGCCTTTCCCAATGGTGGAAGCCCTTCGACCCGGCCGCCGATCCCGAGTACACCCGCTATCGCAATTCCGGTCCCGAACTTTACGCCGATGCTTTTTCGGTATTGCTCAATGCCCCGGCCGAACTCAAGGCACGGGCTCCGAAGTTCTACGACGCCTTTCAGAATTACCTCATCCAGAAACCCGAAGTGCGCGAGACGTACCAGGGCATCCAGGACGCTATGCACTCCGGCCAGATTTATAAGGATCGGGTGCAGGCGTTACGTGACGGGTTCCGCCAAGCCGACGAGATGCGCGGGGCGATGTATGGGGAGAAGTCTTTCTGGGAGAACCCGAAGGAGAGTCTCCAGGAGACGGGCCGGTGGGCCAAGCGGGCGTTCGTGGATCAGTATGCGCCAGTCCGGCAGGCCTTGACCGGGGAAGATGCGTCCTATGCCATCAATCGCGCCATCTACTCGGGGAGCGAGAAAGAGCTTTACGCAACTGAGATGCACGACCGCGTCTCGCAGCGACTCCAGGATGCCGGCCTGACGCCGGAAGATCTGGGCGAATATCTCTTCCACCTCCGTGTCCTCAACGAACGCGGCCAGATGGCCAACCCCCACGGATTCACGCCAAAGGCCAGCCTGGAGCGCCTGCAGGAGATGCGGGCCAGCACGTACACACCGCAGCAACTTGAAGCCTTGGAGGGAGCGGAAAAAGAATTCCGCGCCATTCGTGCCGATCTCGTGACCGATAAGATGGCGCAGTCCGGTATGTTTGACCCTGGCCTTATGCAGCACATCCAGGAGGCCGGTGACTATGCGACCTTCGATGTCGTGAAGTACATCGACGACACCTTCGGACCCGGTATCGGTTCCAAGATCCACAAACAGATCGGCACCACGGAAGCAGTCGGCAATCCGTTCACCGCTACGCTTTCGAAAGACCTGTCCATGCTCTCCAGTGTCAACTGGAACAACGCCAAGACGGCCGTGATAAACGACCTTTTGGCCAACAAGCCGGACCAGATCACTCCGGCCGAAGTGCGATTCAACGGGAAGTCCATGGCCCCGGTCGAGAAGACCACGGACAAGATCGGCACGCTCTACATGATGAAGGACGGCAAGGTTCAGGGCTACTACGTGGACCGGTTGGTTGCCGAGGCATTCAACCGAGATCGGCCGGAAGACTTGCAGCAATTTGGCCGTATCCTGGGGGTTATGGCCACGCCGTTTCGTACTATTTTCACTACGGTACGGCCTGGTTTCCAAGCATTCAATGTCATCCGCGACTTGCGGACGCTCTATCGAAACCTCCCCGGGGATATCAGCCCAGCAAAGACTATCCAGTCCTACTTGAAGGCCCTTCCTGATGCGTGGGCTGCCGAATTCGGTTTCACGCCTGATATCGTCAAGGAGATGCAGCGCGACGACATGCTCATTTCCGTGGCCGATCCCATGGGGCTTTCCAAGATCGACAACGAACATGACCGGCTCATGAAGATGTATAACCTTCAGCCGGCCGAGTACAAGAATACGGTTTGGAAGCCGTTTATGAACCTGTACGGGCAGACCTTGAAGCTCGGTGGCTTCTTAGAGCGCATCCCGAAGATTGCTGCCTATCGTTACCTCAAGGAGAACTTCCCGGAATGGTCACAAGATCAAATCGGTGAATTTGTCCGCACAAAAGCAGGGAGCCCGGCCTTCCTCTACAAAGGCAGTCTTTCCCCGATCACGAACAACCTGTTCCTCTTCTCCAACGCTATCGTCCAGGGCATGCGTGGAGACTTCGGGGCCATGAAGGCTGACCCGAAGACATGGTGGTCGAAATGGACCGTCGGGACCATGGCCCCCAAGATGATCGGCCGCTTGGCGCTCTACGGAGCCTTCGGGGCTGGCATCAAGACCATCATGGACGGCATATCGGATTACGACCTGTCGAACTATGACGTGATCCCCCTGGGCTTGGACGCCAACGGCAAGAGCGTCTATCTGCGCCTGCCCGTAGACGAGATGGGGCGCATGACATCTTCACTGCTCTGGAAAGGGCTCAATCTCGTGGACGGTCAACAACCGACGAAGCCGGCCGACATCTTTGACTTCATGGCCGGGCAGGCTCCCAACGTCGCGCCGTGGGCGACGCTGTTGGGCGGGGTCGCTTCTTACCTTGGTGGGCATAACCCTTACGACGCATTCCATGGTCGGGAAATTATCGATCCCTTGGCGTTCAAGGCTGGGGGGTGGGAAAGCCAGAAACAGATGTTGCAATGGATGTGGAATACAGTCGGTCTTGGCATTGTTTACCGCTTCGACAACCATGAAGTGGACACCGTCAAGACCGATTTGCAAAAAGCAATCGGCCTTCCAGTCGTAAATGATTTCCTTGGGCGGTTTGTAAAGGTCAGTGATTACGGAATTACCGAAAAGCTACGGGACGCCGGAGAAGTCGAAGTATCAAAACGAGCTCGTGAAGTTTTAGATGCTCGTTCGGCCTTGGCCAAGGTCATCAACGGAGAGCAATTGACAGATGCCGATTCGTTAGCTCTCGCCAAGGACCAGAAGGGGATAAAGCGAGAATACGGTAGGCTCTTAACAAAGCAACAGGATCAAGCATTCCAGCGTGCGTTGCAAAGCGCAACATCACAACGCGAGAAGATGGCGATAAGCCAGGAATGGAATAAGATTAAAGGTCCACGACAATGACAAGATATACGCCCTTCGTTGGCGATACCGGAACGGACATCCTCCTGGACACACAGGCGGATATCACCGGAGCTACGGTCAGTATCAAAGTCATAAAGCCCAACGGTCCGGTCGTTATATGGGACGCTACCCCCTATGCGCTGCATGGCACAACAACCTATGTGCGGCATACGACTGTCACCACCGATTTCGACGTACCGGGCAGGTACCGCGTGCAGCCGCAAATCGCGCTGGCCGACGGATCATGGTCCGGCCGAGGCGGCTACGCCGAATTTGACGTGCTCAAGTAAAACCAGAAGGAGAAGAAGCGTATGGCTGCCACCATCCAGTATCGCCTGACCACCAACAATCTTGGCGGTGCGGCGACGACAACGCAGATTTCCGCGACCGCCATGAACAACCTGTTCGACAATGTGAGCCCGGACGAGGCCACGGCCGGCGATGCCGAATACCGCGCCCTTGACCTCTACAACGCCGGCGACGCGGCGGCGACGGCCGTGACCGTGTATTGCAACGGCACCACAAGCACCGGAACCGATCTGTTGTTTGCCCTCGAAGCGTCGCCGTTGGCCTCGACCACGGCGGTGGCCGACGAGTCCACGGCCCCTACCGTTTCGGGTAGTTTCACGGTCTATACGTCGGCATCGAAACTCTCCGTGCCGGACATCCCGGCCGGCGGTTACGCCCGGCTCTGGCTCAAACGGACCGTGACGGCCGGCACCGGCAACCTGGCCACCGACACCACAACGCTGTCCATCGAATATGCCTGATTTCTGGGTCGGCGAGCCCTCGGCCTGGGTCGGCAGCGCTGCCGCCTGGGGGCCGACGGACACGGTATCGACGAGCACGGCGACGGTCGGGCTCGCCTGGCGCGTTTACGCCAGGACGCAGGCGGTCAGCTCCTGGCGTGTGCTGACGGCGCTTGCGCTCGGGGCGGCCTGGACCGTTTTCCGCCGGACAACAACGGCCATTTCCTGGCGCGTGCTGACGGCGCGATTGGTCGGTTCGGGCTGGCGTATTCTTAGCCGTTCGTCGATCAATCTGGCCTGGAGCATCCAGTCCGTGCTGACGGCAGCCGTCGGGATGAGCTGGCGCATCCTGGCCCGCAGGAGCGTGGCGACAGGTTGGCGCGTCATCATGCGGCAAAGTGCGGGCGCGGCCTGGCGGCTGCTGACCGTCCTGCCGCGTGGCGTCGCCTGGAGCATCCGTTGCGGCCTGATCCAAACAGCGGCCTGGCGGGTACTGACGAGGGCAAAAGCGGTCAGCGCCTGGGCCATTTTCTGCCGGAGGGGAGCGCCTCTTTCCTGGCGGATACTGGCCAGGATCTCCCAGGATATCGCCTGGAGCGTCCTTTGGCTGGGACAGGCGAGCATACCGATATCCTGGCGCATATTGGCCAGGGCAACCGCATCAGCGTCCTGGCGCGTATTGTGCCGACGTACCATCGGCACGGCCTGGAGCATCCTCGATCGAACGCTCCACGTGACCGGCTGGCGCATCCTGACGGCCGCTCGGGCGGCAGTCGGCTGGCGCATCCTGGGCCGGGCGTCAGCACCCGCCACCTGGAGGGTGCTGACGCGTGTGGCGGCCAATGCGCAATGGCGACTCGTGGCGTGGAGCGGTCTGGTCAGTAGCTGGGCGCTTCTGACACGGATTGCCCGGATAATCGGCTGGCAAATTGGCATTATCCCGCTCGGACCAAATGTGCTCCGGCTGTCCTGTCCGACCTGCCGACGTATCGCATTATCGGCCCCCGTGACCAAAACCCTTGTATGCACGTGCCCGGTGGCACGGACGTTGCGGCTGAAAACGCCGCTTGTGGAGTAACCATGGCCACGACTCCCATTACGGCAACCTACGTTTCCGCCACCTCATTTACCGTCTCCACCGACCGTACGGCAGAATTCGCCACCGGCGTCCGCACCCGGGCCGATTGCGGCACGGACGGGACATTCACTGGCGTCGTCACGGCGTCGAGCTACGCCAGCGGCACGGACCTGACCACGGTGATGCTCTCGCTGGATTCAGGGGCGCTCACCAGCAATTTGACCGGTGTGCTCCATTGCAACGACACACCGGCTTCCCTGGCCAACCATGGGCATACGGGACAGGCGGACGGGGGCAAACTCATCCAGTGCCGGGCTTGGGCGAATTTCAACGGTACGGCGGCCACAATCCGCGCCAGCGAAAACGTCTCCAGTATCGTCAACAATGGGAGCGGTAAATATACCGTCAATTTTCTCAACCCGATGGCCGATACAAATTATGCTACAGTCGGAAGCGGCTTGCGCCACGTATCCACTTCACTGAGTATCTTTATGATCGATGGGGACAGCAGCGGTACGCCGACATGTTACACAACAACCGCCGTGGCCATCACGATACGGGATTCAAGTGATAAAGCCGCTGACGCCGGCTATGTCAATATCGCTGTCTTTCGATAAGGAATGAACACATGGCAGGCAAGTGCATCATCTATCCACAAGAAAGCGGCCTAGCCGTCATCATGCCGGCAGATTGTGGGCTGTCGATTGCGGATATCGCCCAAAAGGACGTCCCCGCCGGCGTGGCCTACAGAATTATCGACGCGTCCGATATCCCGTCCGATCCATCGGCCCGCGAGGCGTGGGAGGCTGATTTTTCGCAGCCGGACGGCTATGGGATCGGGGCGACGGCCTGGCTGGCGCAGCAAGGAGCGTAATAACATGGGTGCGATAACCGTAAATGCCGCAAAGGCGCTGGCCCTGGCCCAAGCCGCCGCGTGCGAGCGCATCGACGCCATGGCGGACAAACTGTGCGCCGGCCGGGTCACGCCCGGCTTTACGCAACAGGCCAGATACGCCCGAAAACTGGCCCAGGCCAAGGCCTTCTTGCAGGACGGAACGCCCACCGAGGCCGAATATCCCCTGATTTACAACGAGGTGGGCCTCACGGCCGAGACGCCCGGCGCCGTGGCCATGGCCATAGTTCAGGCGGCCGAATCCTACGCCACATATTGCGACACGGTGGAGGTCGTCCGCATGCGGATCAAGGCGGCAATCAAGGCGGCTGCCGACACGCCGGCCGTGGCCGCGATCGAGGCGGCGGTCGTCTGGCCGGAGGGATGAAAAAAAACGCCCCGGCGGCCGAGTGGCTACCGGGGCGATGCTCTCCAGGGGGTTGTCCCATATTTTTGTCCCACCTTTCCATGGGACAAACCTGACCATTCAGTGGGACAAACGCCTTCTGATGTAGTTATTTCAGGTGGTTATAGGAAGATATTCTGCTTTGGGAGCAGGATGCCGGGTGTTCAAATCACCTCGCCCCGACCAGATATTTCAGCGGGTTGCATGGTGCGCCATGTGGCCCGCTTTTGTTTGTCCCATGTGTTTGTCCCACATCCTCATTTGATGTTGACGACCTTACCACTCGCCTCTTTGGTCCCTTTGAGCTTCGGCAGCAAGCCCACGGCACGCTTTTGTTCGCCTTGAAGGAGGTGATAATAGCGGTCCTGGGTGGTCGAAATGTTTTTGTGCCCGAGCATCTTGGACACGGCGGCCAGATCGGCTCCGGCGGCCAGCATTGTTGACGCGAAGAGGTGGCGCACGTCGTAGATGTCGGCATCGTAGACCCCGGCGTTCCGGCAAGCCGTCATCCAGGCCCGGCGAATGCATTTCACTGGACGCCCCTTATATTCAATGAGGTGGTCCGTGGTGGCCATTTGAGAACGTGCGTAAAGCTGGGCACGAAATTCTGACGATATGGGGACGTCCCGACGGCTACCATCCGTTTTTGTCCCGGGGATCCACACGGAGCCTGATGACCAGTCCACATGCTCCCACTTCAGCGCGAACAGTTCCGTCTTCCCCGGGCGGACCCCCAGGTTAAAAGCCACGGTCAAGGCCCACCGAAGATGGTCCGGCGCAACGGCCATAACCGTTGCTAGGGATTCGACTGACAAAGTTACGTGTTTTTTCGGCTCCTTCGGAGCGTGCCACCGGATCAGCGGATTCACCGTCGTCAACCCATGTTCGATGCCATGGCGGAAGATTGTTCGCAGATAACGCAGGTATCGATTGATCGTGTGCCGGCTACGGCCTTTGCTTTCCAGGTGCCCAACGATGACAACGCACTCATCATATTGGATTTTATCGACGGGCTTGTGGCACAAAAGTGGGACAAAAAGCGTGTTTACCAAAGCGGCCATTTCGGTGCGAAATTTTTCAGAGCGACCAATCGTCTTGAGATGGTCAAGGTAGTGTTGGGCGAGCTTATCCAGATATAAGCCTTCGAGACGAGGGGGTTCGACTTCCCGCCCGTTGGCCTTGTCGGCCTGCCATTGTTTGTCGAAAGCGGTGGCTTTCCCCCAGCCTTTTTTCCCCCGGCCGAAACCGCCCTTTTGGTGCTGCTTCCCGGCGCTATCGTAATAAACAACGATCCACCGGCCATCGTCGAGTTTTTTGGTGCTCATGGCTCACGCCGTTACCAATGAAGGCCGGTAAGGTCTACTGGATTTCTTTTCAGCTTTGAAGGCATCGGGGTTTGCCATCCAGGCATCAAGGACGGACTTAGCAAAGCGATTTTTCTTGGGGCCAAATTTGGGCACGACGAAGCCCCCGAGCAACTCCGAAAAGTGCTCGGGCGATTCGTAACCGCAATATCCAGCGGCTCCCTTGAGATTGAAAAACGGCCCCTCAACCTGCATCCCCTATCCCTCCCTCTTCTCGATCCAACCCCACCCGCCGCACGTCTGGCAGGTGGCTTTCTCCCCGTCCCAGCCGCCGTCGCCGTGGCAATCAGGGCACTCTTGGCGGTACTCCGGGCAATGCGCGTTACGAGGATCGCCGCCGTTGCAGCAGATTCCATTGCCGGCCACGCCGATGCCGGCGATACAGGTTTCGTACTGGCAACGGATCTCGTCCGAAGGAACGGACCCCTCGGGATAGTGCCGTGACGGGCAGTTGAGGAATTCCAGCAGGTCGCGCACCTCGGGATCATTTATGTGCTGCATCCCCCACCTCCTTCTTGATCCGCCGCGTCTCGGCCACGCTCAACCGCAACGGCGGCGCAGTGTCGGGCCCTTCGGCGTGCCGAAGGATGGGCGCGAGGGCGGAGCGAAAGGAACTATCGACCTTCGGGTCCAGAAAGCTGACCTCGTACTTTTCGCACAACGCTATAAACTCGCTTTCATCCCTTGCGCTAAAATATTCTATGCCGCGAGCACTTGCGATTAACTCAACATGTTTGTATGAAACGGGCCGACACATCATGAAACACACGTCGAAAATCTTTGTGCCATCACGCATGTTGTCGTATAGAACAGTAGCAACGATAGCACCACCGCCCATAGCCTTTACAAGAGATGCGTAATCCTTCGACCACAAATAGCCATTGTTTGGGGCGCGAAAGCTCAGGTCATCCGGCATGACGGGCCTCCCGGTAGGCGGCAACCGCTTTATCAAGTTCGGCTTCGTAAGACGTGAGAGGGTGGATCGTATGGCGATATTTCGCCGCCTCCGCCAGCGCGTCCGCCTTCTCGACCACGGCCCGCAGTGCGTTCAGTTCAACAATCGCCAAGCGACGGCTTGCCTCGGCGGCCTTGTAGCCGACCTGCAGCATGTCCCGCTCCTGCCGCAACCGCTCCACCTCGGCCCGTAGCGCGTCGTTGTCGGCCAGGAGGGCGGGGACGTCGGTACGGGCAAGCGTGGCTATTGCGATGTCATCGTCATACGGCTGTGGCGGGATGCACATTTTGAAACGCTCTTCGCCACTGGCCAACTTGCCGATGCGGTTGGAAACAAGGCCCGCCCGCGCCCGTATCTCCTCAAGCTGTTTTGCCGTCAGCATCCTTGCCCCTCCCCTTAAATTGGTCGCACCAGCCGGCGCGGGGTGTTTGCCGTTGCCGTAAGTTGCAGTGCCACCAGTCGAAGCCACTCGTTTTGAACCGTCGGCTATTGATGCAATGCTGGCACGAACTGGGCGAAACCTTGGTAAAGTGGTGGTCCTTGTCGAAGCTCATGCTGCCCACCCGTTCCCATCCACGATCCTTTCATAAATTTCCGTCCCGTTCTCCTCGGCCTTGTCCGGGGCCTCGCAAGCAGCAAGGAACCGACGGGCTACGGTTTCCCAGGTGGAATCAAGCGACCCCCAGCAGGCCGTCTTTCCACCCTCCCACAGGCAAACCACGTCGTGGATGAGCGCATCCAAGGCGATGAGATAGGCGGCCCAGGAATCGACGGTGGCCATTTTGCCGATAACGGCCTTGCGGGAATCGTCCACCACGGCTGACTCGCGGTCGGCGCGGCGCATGACCTCGGCCGACAGCTTGCGCCCTGAACCCTGGCCAACCGACCGCCAGCACCGTTCCAGCCAGTGCCGGACTTTACGGAGGTGGGCCGATTCCGCCTTGTCGTGAGCAAAGACGTTTTCGAGCTGCGCCAATGTGATTTCGACGCAGGTCAATTTGATTTGGATAGTGCCCAGGGTATGGGCCTTCTCGACGCGGATGTTGCGAACGGCTGCACAGGCCATGGCTATTCCTTTCTATGGGGGGTGTAGGGCAAATAGTAATAATCAATCCTCTCCCAGGCCCGCTCAATGGCCGCCATGGCGCGTTCTCTCGCCGCAGGCGTCAAGGCAGCAAGCGCATCCTGATCGAAACGCCCGTCGTTTTCGAAGACAGCCTCCTCGAATGAAGCCCAAATCGATCCGTATTCGTAGGTAGAAAAGAATTCCCGCCGGAGGGAATAGCAGTCCGCACAGGTCTTAAACGACAAGGGCGTTCCATCCCACACGCCGGATTCATAGTGGTACGTCTCGCCGGGATCAATCACACGTCCACATTCACTGCACTTGTGGAGCTTACGGGCAACGCGGTTCTTTTCCGAAAAGCAGGACGGACCGTCTTCATACAGGTCACACGCTTCGATTGTGCAATCAGACATGGTCATCCCTCCACCCTCTTCACCTTCGCGGCCCATACCCAGGGATTCGATTCCCACGGGTAGCGACGGCCATAGCGGGAGGTCCAAGCTGCGGCAAAAGCGCCGGTCGCCCAATAGCGGTCATCGCAATTGGTGTGATAGCATTCGGGCTCCTGGCGGTAGAAGCACATCGCTTCGGCTTCGTCTTCCGAAATCTCCCAAATGCGGCACACCCGCACGCTCTCCACCTCCAGCGTGATGCGACTGGCCCAGGCCGGCATGTGTTGCGCCCTGCGCCACGTGTGCCCAGGCTCGCCGCGCCAAAGGTCGCCGCACCACATGGCGAAGGTCATGCCGGGGTAGCGGTCGTATTCAACGGGGAAAGCGTCGTCCTGGCAGAAATGCAGCCCGTTGTCGGCCCGGTAGGTAAAAGCAGGCCCACTGTCGGTGTTCACGTCGGCCCATGCCTCCTTCCCGATGAGCCGGCCCCCAGGGCCTCCGAGGGGGCAACGATCCCGAAAACATAGGCCAAACTTAGAAACGAGTTGTTCTGTGGTTACGCCAGAGAACCAATCCTTTCCCCCGACGTTCCATGACCACGATTCGCCGTACGACCTTACGCCTTCAAAGACGGGCTGCGGCCGTACCGGCCTGACAATCAGCCCCAGTCTATCGTCTAGCGCGGCGAGGACTTCGTGGGGCGAGAGGATGAGGGATGTCACGGCCGCACCTCCGGTATGGCCAGCGCGGCTTCTCTGCATTTCCCCGAAAGCCTGCCCTCGTATGCCTTCATGATTTTCTGATACTTCTCTTCGGGGTGATCGGATTGTGCGGCATTCCACCCCGCCTTGAGACCAGCGACAAACTGGCAATCCATTGCAACCTCGGAATACATCCCCCGCGCCTCGTCTATGAGGTGATTGATGAGGTGGCGCGTCTGCGGGTTCGCCTCCCATCCTTGGCGTGGCCACTTGGCCCAAACAATCACTTGCCCAATGGCGTCCGACGTCCTGACGACAAGGAATGCAAGAGGGATGTCCTCCGCGAAGGTTGTCCAATCCCATCCGGCGGCATGATCTTCCGGCTTATGATGGACAGAAACTGGCGTATTTTCGTCGGGCTCCCAGAAGTATATTGGGCTGCAATTGTCCTCTGCAATGTACGGGAACTTGCCTGTCAGCTCTTTCCAGGCGTCTTCAGCGGTCATGACGCACCCTCCTCAAGCCTGTGTTGATAATGACGTATTCCAGGAATCCCGCCAACATCATCAAAGCAATATGCCATGGCGTAGCCATGATCGAATCCGGCCGCCCTCGCCTTCAGGTATCTTGCCTGCTCCGGCATGGTAAAAACGC